CCGAGATCCTGGGCGGGGCCGATGCCGCCTACGACACGCTGCTGGAGATCCAGCAGCTGCTGCAGGACGGCACCAGCGGCCTGGACGCCTTGCTCACTGCGGTGAACCACCGCGTGCGCTTCGACGCGGCGCAGACCCTGACGGCTACCGAGCAGGCCCAGGCGCGCAGCAACATCGGTGCCGTGGCCGCGGCTGAGGTGGGCGACACCGACACCGACTTCGTCGCGATCTTCGAAGGGGCCCTGGTCTGATGAGCCTGGCCTCGCGCATCGGCGCCTTGGCCGGCCGCATCGGCCTGGAGGTCAAGACCAAGATCGATGTCAGCCATCCGGGGCTGGCCCGTGCCTGGGTGTGCTTTGGCCATGTCGGCAACCAGATCGTCGTGCGCGCTGCGCACAACGTCGCCTCGGTCACGCGGCTGGCCGCAGGGCGCTACCGCGTGCACTTCGCCAGGCCGCTGCCGGACGCGAACTATGCCTGGGTGGGCGTGGCCCGCAGCAGCACCAACACCGGCACGCAGCGGCTGCTGATCGTGCGCGCGACCGCCGACGAGAAGACGCCGACGCACGTCGATGTGGGCTGCGCGACCACCGCCGCGTCCTTCGCCGACTCCGCCGAGATCAACCTCGTGGTCTACCGCTGATGGCCTACACCGAAGCCCATCTCGAGGCCCTGCAAGCCGCGCTCGCCAAGGGCGAGAAGCGCGTGAGCCTCGGCGACAAGACGGTCGAGTACCGCTCGATCGAGGAGTTGCAAGCCGCCATCCGAGCGGTCAAGCGTGACCTGCACGAACAGGCCGTGGCCACTGGTCTGTGGCCCAGCGCGCCGCGGCAGATCCGCCTTCACACGACCAAGGGGACGTGATGGGCTGGCTGCACACCATCAAGCGCCGTCTGCTCGGCACGAGCCCCACCTACGACGGCGTGGGCGGCGGCCGTAGGGCCGTCGCCTGGCAGGTCGGCAATCCCGGGGCGGTCGCGGCGCTGGCTTTCACGCAGAACGAACTGCGCGCCAAGAGCCGCGATCTCGCCCGGCGCAACGCCTGGGCCGCCGCCGGCATCGAGGCCTTCGTGGCGAATGCCATCGGCACCGGCATCAAGCCGCAGAGCATGGTGCAGGACCCGGCCGTGCGCGAGGCCATCCACGCGCTGTGGTGGGACTGGGTGGAGGATGCCGACGCCGCAGGACTCACCGACTTCTACGGCCTGCAGGCGCTCGCCTGCCGCGCGATGCTCGAAGGCGGCGAGGCGCTGGTGCGCCTGCGCTGGCGCCGCCCGGAGGACGGTCTGCCGGTGGGTCTGCAGCTGCAGGTGCTGGAGCCCGAACACCTGCCGACGACGCTCAACCGCGACCTGCCTTCAGGCAACGTGATCCGCGCCGGCATCGAGTTCGACCGGCTCGGGCGGCGGGTGGCCTATCACCTGACCCGCTCGCATCCGGGCGACGGGAGCCTGGCGCCGATGTCGGGCACGGGTACCTCCGCGGGAGGTCTCGACACCGTGCGCGTGGGTGCCTCCGAGGTCATCCACCTGTTCCGCCCGCTGCGCCCGGGGCAGATCCGCGGCGAGCCGTGGCTTGCGCGGGCGCTGGTGAAGCTGCACGAACTCGACCAGTACGACGATGCGGAACTGGTGCGCAAGAAGACCGCGGCGATGTTCGCCGGCTTCATCACGCGGCTCGCCCCCGAGGACAGCCTGATGGGCGAAGGGCTGCCAGACGCCCAGGGCGCGGCGCTCGCCGGGCTGGAACCCGGCACCTTGCAGATCCTGGAGCCGGGCGAGGACATCAAGTTCTCGGCGCCGGCCGACGTGGGCTCGAGCTACGGCGAGTTCATGCGCCAGCAGTTCCGGGCGGTGGCCGCCGCCATGGGCATCACCTACGAGATGCTCACCGGTGATCTCACCCAGGTGAACTACTCCAGCATCCGCGCGGGATTGCTCGAGTTCCGCCGCCGCTGCGAGGCCATCCAGCACGGGGTGATCGTGCACCAGCTCTGTCGCCCGGTGTGGCGCGCCTGGATGGAGCAGGCCGTGCTCGAAGGGGCGCTGAGCCTGCCCGGCTACGCCCGCCGCCCTCGGACGTACCAGGCCGCCAAGTGGATCCCGCAGGGCTGGCAGTGGGTCGATCCCTTGAAGGAGTTCAACGCGCTCAAGCTCGCGATCCGCGCCGGGCTCATGAGCCGCTCGGAGGCGATCTCGGCCTACGGCTACGACGCCGAAGACATCGACCGCGAGATCGCGGCGGACAACGCCCGCGCCGATGAACTGGGGCTGGTCTTCGATTCCGACCCCCGGCACGACAGACCAGCCACCCCGGTGCCGTCCCCCGCGCCCGACACCGATCCTCAGGACTGACACCGATGTTCCCGCACCTCGCCGCCCGCCTGTTCGGCACGCCCTTGCTCGTGCAGCGCGCCAAGCTCGATGTGATCCTCGCGGTGCTTGCCGAACGCCTGCCGCTGGCCGGCCCGGATGCGCAACTCGCTCCGCCGCTGCCGAGGGCTCCAAACCCTCCGGCATTTCCGGAGCGTTCGATCGCCGTGATCCCGATCCACGGCACCCTGGTCAAGCGCACGCTGGGGTTGGAGGCGGCCTCGGGGCTGGTGAGCTATGCCGAGATCGGCGCGCGGCTGGAGGCAGCTCTTGACGACCCTTTGGTGGCCGGCATCGTGCTCGACATCGACTCGCCCGGGGGTGAGACGGGCGGCTGCTTCGAGCTTGCCCGCCGCGTGCGCGAGGCAGCCGGCCTCAAACCCGTCTGGGCCGTGGCCAACGACGCCGCCTTCTCCGCGGCCTACGCCATCGGTTGCGCCGCCGATCGGCTCTTCGTCACCGAGACCGGCGGCGTGGGCTCGATCGGCGTGATCGCGCTGCACGTCGACCAGTCGGTCAAGGACGCCCGGGACGGCTACCGCTACACCGCGATCACCGCGGGCGCCCGCAAGAACGACTACTCGCCGCACGAGCCGCTACACGATGCCGCCCGCGCGGCGCTGCAGGCCGAGGTGGACCGGCTCCACGCGCTCTTCGTCGCGCACGTGGCGGCGATGCGCGGCCTGTCCGAAGACGCGGTGCGCGCGACCGATGCGGCGCTCTTCTTCGGCCCGCAGGCCATGGACGCGGGCCTGGCCGATGGCGTGGCCACGCTGCCTGCGGTGCTGGCCGAACTCGACCGACAGCTTGCCACCCCGCGGCGTTTGCCTTCCCCGCCGCGCCAGAGATCGACCGGGAAGGCGAACGCTTTGCGAGGAACCCCCGCGATGACCGACACCCCCACCCATTCCTCAGCCGATGCTTCACTCGACAGCACGCCCGAAGGTAAGCCCGAGAACGTGCCCGAGCACATCCCCGAGGCGCTCGGCCCGGACACCGTCGCGGCGCTGGCCGCAGAAGCCCGCCGCGAGGCGGCGCAGTCCGCGAAAGTGATCGCCGAGCTGTGCCTGATCGCCGGCTGCCCCGAGCGCGCCGCCGAGTTCATCGCCGCGGGCCGTACCGAGGCCGCGGTACGCCGCGCCCTGATCGAAGCGCGCGCTGAGCGCAGCACGGAGTCCGCCGTGCGCTCGACCCACGGCCCCGAGGATTGGGCCGCCCCTGGCGCCGACCCGGCCGCTTCGCCCGTGGTCGCCGCTGTCAAGAAACTCGTCACCCGGGAGTGAACCATGCCCACGCTCACCCAAGCCCCCACCCTCGGCGACCTGCTGAAGTACGAGGCGCCGAATCTGTACTCGCGCGAGCAGGCGACCGTGGCGGCCGGGCAGAACCTCCCGCTCGGCGCCGTGGTCGGCCGCGAGACGGCCACAAGCAAGCTCAAGGCCCTCGACCCCGCGGCCGGCGACGGCAGCGAAGTCGCCGTGGGCGTGCTCGCGCTGGCCGTCGATGCGACGCTGATCGACCGGGAGGACGCGATCCTGATCGCCCGCCACGCCATCGTCGCGCGAAACGCGCTGGTCTGGCCCGCGGGGATCACCACCGCGCAGCAGCTCGCTGCGATCGCCCAACTCGAAGCGCGCGGCATCGTGGTGCGCGACAGCGCCTG